GACATCGACTAGTTCGCTCCCGAGCTAGTCGAGTAGTAGAAGGGAAGAGCTAATGCCAGCAATTATTACAGCGTCACAGCTGCGATCCGTCCTAGGCGTTAGCTCTTCTCTCTATTCGGACGGTTATCTCGATGACATCATCGACACAGCCGAGCAAGCGATTCTCCCTTTACTCATTCAGAACTCGACAGCTATCGTCGAATACAAGCTCGACACAAACGTAGCCACGTTCTACACTCGACGCGTTCACACTTTCGTAGTCGGACAGTCGATCGTCGTAACTGGACTTCCAGCTCCGTTTACAGCTACTCACACAATTACAGAAGTTACAGATTCTTCATTCTCTGCGGCTCTTACTTCTTCGGACGTAACACGTCGCCAGATCATTCCTAACGGAACAGCAACTCTTAGCGGCTATTCAGCTTCGACTCTTTACGTCGGTAACGCTTCCATCGAGTCCGCGATCTACGCGGTATCCATCGAAGTCTTTCAATCTCGCACAGCTGCGGGTGGACAGATCGAGGGATTAGATTTCGCTTCGAGTCCGTATCGCATGGGGCGCAGCCTCTTAAATCGCGTCGTGGGTCTCTTAGGTAATTACATCGACGTCGACACTATGGTCGGATAATGACAGCCAGCACAATTCTTTCAAGCGTACGAACTCCACTAAAGACAGCGATCTCAGGAGTAGCGGCTAACGTTTACGACGCTGTCGTTCCAGATCCGATCGTTCCATTCGCTGCAATCGTTCCGAATACTCCCTATTTACAGCCGAGTCTTCTCGGTAAAGACAAAGTAAAGCTTCGCGTTAACTTCGTTTTAACTGTCGGAGTCGCGATCTATGATAACCAAGCCGCGCTAGATAACATCGAGCAGCTTGTAATTAGCATTCTGGCGGCTATCCCGTCAGGGTACGAAGTCGGAGACGTATCGAATCCGATTCCCGTCGAATTAGGTGCGTCGCTTGTTCTTGCTTGCGAGATCCAGCTATCCACTTACTACACACAAACAAACTAGGAGATAAACATGGCCACGACCGTAATCACTGGGCGCGATCTTTCGTTTACGATCGCGACCACTTCTTACAATGAACAAGCAACAAGCGCGACACTCGCCGCAGACGTAACTATCGAAACCTACGACACCCTTGCGGGCAAGGCGTACAAATCGGTAGACAAGCAGTGGACTTTCGACGTCGAAATGCTTTCAGACTGGGGCGCAAGCGGCTCACTCTGTGAAGCTCTATGGACAGCGGCAGAGACAGCTCCAAACTCGACTTTAGCTGTGTCTCTTACAGCTGTAACAGGTGCGGTCTTCGCGTTTAACGTTCTTCCAGTATTTCCAAGCGTGGGCGGCACATCGCCAGACGCTCAAACTGTTAGCCTTAGCTTTACAGTAGTGGGAACACCAAGCGAGACATTTAGCTAAGAATAAGAATCGGGAGCGAACATGAAACTAAACATCGAAGTCGAATACTTCTCAGGAGAGGCCGTTACATTCGTGGCGGCTTCTCCCGAGTGGTCGAAGTGGGAAAGCAAAACAGGAAAAACAATTCAAGACGCAGCGACGATCGGGATTAACGATCTTCTATTTCTAGGCTATCAAGCTATGAAACGAGAAGCAGCGGGAACTCCTATTAAGCCTTACGAGGTCTGGATCGAAACAGTGTCGGAAGTGTCAGCAAGTAGCGCAAACCCAAAAGTTATCCCGCTGGAAGCTTAAATCGGCTTATCGTCGAGCTAGCCATCGCGACACAGATCCCGATGAGCGAGTGGCAGACAGCGGAGCAGATCTACACAGCTATAGAGATTCTGGAGAAACGGAATGGCAAGTAAGAAGGGCGTCTACTCGATCGAGGTCGAGCCAGCCGCGCTTAAAAACTTGATCCAGACGCTTAATCTTCTCGATAAAGATTCCCAGAATGCTATTCGCGACGCAGCTCTTCCACTGTCTAAGCGTCTAGCGGGTCAGCTCATGATGAGCGCGGGCGGTGCGCCAGCTCCACAGACTAAGTTAGTAGCTCAGACGATTACGGCTAAACGCGATCGTCTTATTCGTGTGGACATCGGTGGATCGAAGAAGGTCGGTCGCAAGTACGGCGGAGAGACTTCCAAGAGCGGAAAAGGTTCTAAGGTTCGCCAGCAAGCTGCGCCAGCGGGCGCGCTTCTATGGGGAACAGAGTACGGAAGCAGTCGCGGAACGGATTCACTGGGTCGCGCTTATACAGATCGCTTTAAGGCTGCGCCTAATAAGAAGGGCTACTGGATCGCTCCAGCTGTCGATTACTACACGCCAATCGTCGCTAAAGAATACATCGACATAGTTCAGGCGATTATTAAGAGTAAGGGACTCGACTAATGGCTGGCATTCCAAAAGTAAAGATAACTTTCGACGCAGACTTCGACGAATTAAAAAAGGGTGTCAAAGGCGCGACGGACGAAGTAGAAGGCTTCGGATCTAAGGTCGCGGACTTCGGTAAAGCTGCGGGAGCTGCGTTCGCCGTAGCTGGAGCGGCTGCGGCTGCTTATGCTGGAAAGCTTCTAGTCGACGGAGTTAAGGCTGCCATCGAGGACGAACAGGCACAGATCAAGCTAGCGACTTCTTTACAGAACACTACTAACGCGACAGACGCGCAAGTGGCGGCAGTAGAAGCCCAGATCCTAAAGACTTCACTTCTTACAGGATTAACAGACGACGAATTACGTCCATCGCTGGATCGACTCGTTCGCTCGACGAAAGACGTATCCGAAGCCCAGAAGCTTCAATCTCTAGCCATCGACATCGCAGCGGGTAGCGGTAAATCGCTCGAAGCTGTCTCGAATGCTTTAGCTAAGGGTTACGAAGGAAACACAGCCGCGCTTGGAAAGTTAGGCGTCGGAATTAGTGCCGCAGAACTTAAGACGATGAGCTTCGATGAAGTAACTAAAGCTCTATCGGCAACTTTCGAGGGACAGGCTACAAAGCAAGCCGAGACTTTCGCTGGAAAGATGGATCGTCTTAAAGTCGCATTCGACGAAGGTAAAGAGACAGTCGGATCTTTCGTTCTAGACGCGATTACTCCGATGGTTACTCTGTTCGTCGATAAAGTCGTTCCTTTAATTGCAACTCTTTCGACCGACATAGGCGAAAAGCTTGGCCCTACGTTTACAAACTTAGCAAAAGTCTTCAAGGAAGATCTTCTTCCAATTATTAAAGCTTGGTGGGCATTCTTAACGGAAATTGTAATTCCGGGAATTATTGCAACGGTTAAGCCAGTGGTCGAAGGATTATTCTCTGCATTTGATTCGATCGCGACATCGATTAAAAATAACGAAGATAATCTAAAGCCACTCTTCACGCTATTTAAGTCAGTAGCTAAGTTCGTCTCCGAAACGCTCGCGCCAGCTCTTGGAGAAGTTCTAGGCGCAGCGATTAAAGTCGTCGGAAAATTAGTGGGCGGCTTAGTCGATGGATTCTCTAGTCTGGTCGGATTTATTAGCGACGTGGTGAATGGCATTAAGGCAATCATCAACTTGGTTAAAAATAATCCGATCGTGTCTGGAATCGGTGGAGTTATCGATAAAGTCTTCGGCGGCGGTAAAGCTGCGGGTGGCCCAGTGTCTTCTTCTAAGTCTTACGTCGTAGGCGAAAAAGGCCCAGAACTATTCGTGCCGAACAGTAACGGAATGATCGTTCCCAATAATGCTTTAGGCTCTTCTGGCGGGACTGTCATTAACTTAACGGTAAACGGCGCACTAGACGCAGAAGGTACGGCGCGAACTATTGTAAATCTTCTCAATCGCTCAAACGCTCGCGGAACTCTGGGCGCGAATCGACTGGCCTTTAATCCATGAGCCAGTGGACTCCAGTCTGGTCAGTCGTGATCGATGGCGTCGAATACAATAACGTCACACTGTCGAATCTATCGATCCAATCTGGTCGCAGTGACATCTACAGCCAAGCGGTAGCGGGCTACTGTAACGTCCAGCTTATTAACTTAGACGGCTCGACTATTTCGGCCGCTATTAATTCCTCAATCACTATCTACGTCCAGAACTCAACAGCTACGCCAGTTCCGATCTTCGGCGGCAGTATCACAGACATCATCGTGGCCATCGCTTCGGCTGGATCTAACGGCTACGCCCAGACTGTAACGATTACAGCTCTTGGAGCTTTATCGCGTCTTCCAAAAGTTCTTACAGAGGGCGTCTTATCTAAGGATTACGACGGCGATCAGATTTACTCCATCTTAGAAGGCATTCTTTATGGATCTTGGAATGAAGTCCCAGCCGCTCTCACTTGGGCAGCTTATAACCCGACTACGACATGGGCTAACGCCGAAAATAGCGGAGTCGGAGAAATTGATCGCCCGGGGAATTATGAGCTAACGGCTAGAACGGCAGACGTGACAGATGCTTATTCTTTAGTCGCAGCACTGGCCTCTTCTGGCCTTGGTTACATCTACGAAGACTCTTCTGGTCGTATCGGTTACGCGGATTCGACTCATCGCGGAACGTACTTAGCGACTAACGGTTACGTCGATCTTTCGGCTAATGAAGCTTTAGCGGCTGGCTTGGAAACAGCTGTAAGAGCTGGCGACGTACGAAACTCGATTACCATTACTTACAAGAATAACGATCAAGTCACAGATAGCGATCCCGATTCGATCGCGATTTATGGATCACTAGCCCAGAACATCACGACGACTCTTGAACACGTCGCAGACGCTACGACTCAGGCGGCGTTCTATCTTGCGTTAAGAGCTTATCCGCGCGCAAACATGAACGCGATCACTTATCAGCTTGGAAGTCCTAGCGTTGGCGACAGCGATCGAGATGCGCTTATCGGCGTTTTTATGGGAATGCCTGTAAACATCGCAGACCTACCGACAAACATGGGAACAAACTTCCAAGGTTTCGTAGAAGGCTGGCAATTCTCAGCGGGTTATAACTCTTTAGCTCTCACTCTTTACATTACGCCGATCGCCTATTCGCTCGACGCGTTCCGCTGGAACGACGTGCCAGCTTCCGAAACATGGAACACAGTAAGCCCTACACTAGACTGGTTAAACGCGACGGTAGTCGCATAAAGGAGACGACATGGCAACGACAACGCCCAATTATGGCTGGACTGTTCCCACTTCGACCGACTTGGTTAAAGATGGAGCGACAGCGATCGAGACACTTGGAGACGCTGTAGACGCTACTGTTTACGCGAACGCCCAAGCTGCGATCGCAAAGACAATCGTCGACGCTAAGGGAGATCTCATAGCTGCAACGGCAGCCGATACAGTCGCGCGCTTAGCTGTGGGAACTAATGGACAAGTATTAACGGCCGATTCTGCCGAATCAACTGGCATTAAATGGGCAACTCCATCAGCAGGAACAGATACTTGGACTCTTCTAAACGCTGGCGGAACAACATTAACGGGAGCGACGACAATAACCGTTAGCGGCATTACATCGTCTAAGTTATTCGTTCAGGTCGTCGGAGCAAGTAGCGCGAACTCATTATCTTACATAGGCGTCAGAGTTAATACGGATTCGGGAACTAATTATCCATCAAGTCGTAACTCATTCGATTACGCTGCTACAGTGGTTGCTACCGATTTTTACAATGACACAGATTTAACATCGAACTTTATTCTATTAGGTCGCATGGGTAACTCAGCAAGTAACACCGTAGGCGGATTCGTTTCTATCGAAAATTGCACTAGCACAAGCCGAAAACCTTGGGTTTCTACAGGTGGTCCCGCAGCTGGAAGCGGTACAAGTGCTCGCGTCGTCAGCGGTCAAGGATTCTACATCGGAACGTCAGCCATTACCTCAGTAAGCGTTAATTCGTCTACTGGTAATTTTGATGCTGGCACTATTTACGTTTATGGAGCATAAGATGACATACACAGAAAAGATCTACGACGTCGTAACAGGTGACGAAATTATTCGCCCTTTCACATCGCAAGAAGTGGCAACTGTCGAAGCTGCTAAAGCAGCGGCAGAAGCGGAAAATCTGCAACTCCAAACAGAATTAGCAGCTAAAGAAGCAGCTCGCGAAGCTGTTCTTTCTAAGCTTGGAATCACAGCCGAAGAAGTAGCGGCTCTTCTAGCATGACTTACCCAATCGGAACAGCGGCGAAAGTCGTAGAAGTCGCACTGGCAGAAGTCGGAACTGTAGAAGAAGGCGATAACCTTACGAAATACGGAAAGTTCACTAAGGCCGATGGTCTACCTTGGTGCGGATCTTTCGTGAATTGGTGTTTCCATGAAGCGGGCGTAAAGCTTCCATCGATGGTCTCAACAGCTGCGGGAGCGCACAAACTTAAAGAAGTAAGTCGCTGGGTAGAGTCAGAGCCTAAGATCGGCGATCTTGCATTTATGGACTTTCCACACGATGGCGTCGACCGTATTAGCCACATCGGAATAGTCGTAGGCGTTAAGGCCAAGAGTGTAATTACCATCGAGGGAAACACTTCTGGATCGGGAGATCAACGTAACGGCGGAATGGTCATGGTCAAAGAGCGCGCATTCGGGAGCGGAAAAGAAGTCGTAGGCTTCGGGCGTCCTAAGTTCGTAGCTTATGCTGGCGATTATCCAGTCGTCGAAGTACCTATCGAATCGGCAACGAAGCCGAAGATTAAGGAGAAGAAAGATGGAAAGCTTAAAAGCGTTACTCGCAAGCTGGGCGCGTAGCTTCTTAGCTGCGTCTATTGCAGTTTACTTGGCAGGAGTGACAGATCCAAAAGCGATTCTCACAGCTGGCGCAGCCGCTGTTCTGCCTGTCGTTCTACGCTGGCTTAATCCTAAAGATGCAGCTTTCGGGTCTACGGGGAAGTGACTCGGAAACTACTTGCGGGAAGTCTGGCCTTAATCCTTTCGGCTGGACTTTCTGCTTGTGGTTATCAGGGCTGGATTCGCTATGAATGCCAAGATTACGAAAACTGGCAAGAGCCGCGCTGCCAGCCGCCAGAGTGCGTCCCTACTGGAACGTGCACTAGCGACGTCCTTGGAAAAGAAGCTCCACAGCCCATCGCGACGCCGTAGCCCAGAAGAGGTTCACGCGCAGCTCATTCTTATCATCGGAACGACGTTAGCTTTCGTCTTCTTAATCGTAACTCTGGGCATAACTTATGCGCTTATCTTCGTTACACAGCCAATTGGAGCGCAAGCTCCTAACGACGCGGCCTTTATCGATCTTCTAAAGACCCTGGCGATCTTCTTAACTGGATCTCTGGGCGGAGTTCTAGCTGGTAACGGATTAAAGTCCAAGCCGAAAACACCAATCGACACGCCGACAGCCACGCGGGAATCTTGACCTAAGCGCGTTCTTACTTCACTCTTTACGTAGGGAGCGCGAACGTCGCTCCCAGTATCGGGAGCAATAATGAACGAATTAGGAATCGTCGTGGCTATGTCTATAGCTGCGATCTTATGGGCTGCTATGAGCTACTCAGTCGGTTACAGAGAAGGACAGCGCGAAGGCTTTAAGCGAGGACGCGCAGTTTCACGTCATGGAGTAAAAGTGGCTTTAGAACGTGGAACATACACAGAGACTAAGGAAGTGAAGTAATGAGCTTCCTAGATAATTACGAGGACGTTGCCGCCAGAATTGCCCGTCTATGGGCTACACACCCTACAGCCAGAGTCCAGACGAACATCGTGGACTTCAACGCCGAGAAGGGTTACGTCCTTATCCAAGCCCAGATCTTTCGCGAGTACGAGGATCTCAATCCGTCCGCCACAGATTACGCATTCGGCAACGTAGCGACCTATAACGTACAGATGAAGAAGTTCTTCGTAGAAGATACAGTCACGAGCGCAATAGGCCGAGCCATCGGGTTATTACTCGGAGCAGATAAGCGTCCAACTCGGCAGGACATGGAAAAGGTCGAGATTATGAGCGCGAAGGTGGCTAACTCCACAGCCGACGACGTAGATCCTTGGACTGTTAAGTTCGGCGAAGTACCTAGCTATAAGACAGCCGAAGAAGCAGAGCAGAGCGGCATTCCAAGCCTTGGATCTTCCATGGACGAGATCAAGAAGCAGCTTGGCGGAGAGCTAGTCGCAGAAGCTCCACAGTGCAGCCATGGCCATCGAATCTGGAAGCAAGCCCACGAAGGCGCGCCTAAGAATTGGGGCGGCTACTTCTGCACAGAACGCACTAAGGCAACGCAGTGCGCTCCCGCTTGGTACGTACTAGCCAGCGATGGCAAATGGAAGCCACAGGTCTAAAGATGGGAAGCTACATCGAGCTACTTAATCCGCAGACAATGACAGGAAAGCTTCTTCAAGATGGAGAAGTGATAGCCGAGTATAAAATCGATCAGTGCGATAGCTGTAACAAGCTTCTAAAGTCGGACGCTTTCGGGTATACAAAGGGACAGGGCGGAGAGAAGCTTCTCTGGCTATGTGGTGACTGTAGATGAAGGTTAAACCGACTATCGAGGATAAAGTCTTAGCGCACACCGTTGCTCTGGAACGTATCGCTCAGATCTACGGACAGCCAGATCATTCAAGCCGCTACGACCGTTCTCTAGGCTTCCACGATTACGTGGCTCAGGTAGCCGAGTCGATAGTGGCCGAGATCTTAGTAGCTCGTTACTTGGGTTATGTTGACTTCAATCCGAGAGATTCTAAGTTCAAGCAGACGGCAGACGTGGGATCGAACATCGAAGTCAGATGGACGCACTATGACACTGGGCAGCTCATCGTCTATGAGAATGATCGAATTACAGACGTGGCCGTTCTGGTCGTCGGAAGATCTCCTAATTACAGATTAGCGGGCTGGATTCCAGTAGCTATCGCTAAGAAGCCACGCTACAGATCATCGACACAGCCCACTTGGTGGGTTACACAGCAAAATCTACAGCCCATCGAGACTCTCAAAGGATCTAATTATGGAACAGCTACGCTTTAATTGCCGAGTCTGTAATAAAGAGACGAAGCAACTTATCCGAATCATTACCGATAATCTGCCGCCTAACGTGAAGACGATTCAGTGTTCTATCTGCTCGACTATGACTGTAGCCTTGATCGGAGACAATTATGGCGACCTATGAGTTCAAGTGTGAAGTCTGCTCTAAGCAGATAGAAGTCCAGCGATCCATCGAGGACACACTGGCCAGAGATCCTTACTGTGAGAGCTGCACTGTTCCCATGAAGCGGGTTTACTCGCTAGGTGGGATCGTGTTTAAGGGTAACGGCTGGGGCGGTAAGCCATGACCTACTCGGTAACTTGCGGCTGCGGTGTAACAATCACTGGAGCAACAGAAAAGAGCTTACTTACAGCTCATGAGAGACATCTTCGGACGAGTGTTATACATAAGAGAGCCGAAAAGGAATGGGGCGACAAGCCATGAGTTATCCACAGGCTACGTCCACACTGTGTAAAGACAATTATAACGAAACGTTATCAAATCGTTATGAAACTGTTATCAGGACACAGACACGCCACACGCTCGAAATGCTTGGTCGTAGGGTGTACGCTGGACGCATACAGACACAGAGAGCCTTGAAACTCTTTAGACAGAATGAAGTTCTTTCAGTCTTAAAAGTTAAAGATAAAAAAGCGATAAATAAAAAGTCGGTTCTTCTGTTAGTTCTAATCGCGCACATCGCACAGCTAGGGTCTAACTCTGCCCAAGCAGCTAATTACTCAGTAGATCACTTAAAGCTCTATGCACACTCTCGGATCTTGGATTACAAAGAGTTCCAGTGCTTTAATCGAATCATCACTAAGGAATCTCGCTGGTCTTATTCAGCTCGTAACGGTTCGCACTATGGACTGGGACAGATGAGATCCAAGCATTACAGAGACCTCGATCCTTATCGCCAGATAGACGCTACTCTTAAATACATCACGAATCGTTATAAGACTAACTGTAAAGCGTGGGCATTCCATGAGAAGAAGGGCTACTACTAAGTGACATTACATTCACAGCGTAAGAGCAACTCGACACAATGGAAGAAGCTTCGTCTACGCATACTCCAGAGAGACGGATACGTCTGCTTCTGGTGCGGTAGTGAAGCCAACACGTGCGACCACGTAATCCCAGTCGCTAGAGGTGGATCAGATGATCCAGATAACCTAGTCGCAGCCTGTAAGCGGTGTAACTTCTCACGCCAAGATAGACTCCCAGAGGAGATGGACATGGTTAAGATGAAGAGGGCGGGTATTTTGCTGTGTAACCCACCAAGTGGGCTGTGTCG